ATTGTAGTTCATAGTTCCTTGGCTTATATCAGTAAGCCCTGTTTCTCTGTTTAAATATTTATACTCTATTTTAGATAGTTCAAAATCTTTACTAATTTTTTTACATACATCATGTTCATCAAAATCACCACATGAATATATATCTAATTGAATTAAAGCAGGGCTAACTTCATCCCATACATGCATAACAATATGTGATGTCTCAATTACAGCCATTACAGTTAAACCTTTATTACCTTCCATACCACAATATTTTGCGTAAGGACCAATAAATACCTTCATATTTAAATTTGTTATTAATTCTTTCATCCACTCAACTGCTTTTTTTTCGTCTTTAATAGGTCTTTTAGATTCAGCCCGTATAATAAGATGTTTATGTACTAACAGATTTGTTTTCATAAAATTTATTATTTTTTAATTTTTTTAGCTGTCTAAATCTAAAGTTAATTTCATTTCTGATTTTTTATCTACTTTCATGTATTTTATAACACCATTTATTTTTTGCTCAATATCTTCTCCACAATTAACACATCTATATATGTTAGTATAAATATTAACTAACATAGTTTTTGCATCACACTCTGGACAATCTCCTGTAACTATTTCTGTAACAAATTTTACCATGATTTGTATTGTACTTTACCATCTTCTCGGTAAGCAATCAAACATTGGTTTCTATTTTGGTTACGACTATATGAACAGTGTACCCAACCTGAATTAGGTTCACCTTTTTTATAAAACTCTAGTATCAATTGATCAAATTCTAACTCTGACTTAATCCATGTTGCCAGCACCTCGTTGTCTGTACCCCATATCTCAAAATCTGCAGCTGCTGCTTCATTGTCTGCGCAGTGTTGACTGTTGATACTTGATCCT